AAAGAGATTGCTCGATGCAACAACATCCAAATGGCGAGAAAGATTCAACTCAACTCTGCTTATGGTGCCATTGGCAATCAATACTTCCGTTACTACAAACTAGCAAATGCTGAAGCGATTACTCTATCGGGACAAGTATCAATTCAGTGGATTATGAATAAGATGAATTCTTATTTAAATAAAATTCTTAAAACCAATGATGAAGATTATGTTATTGCTTCTGATACTGACTCTTTGTACATTAATATGGGCCCTCTGGTTGAGAGTGTATTCAAGGGAAGAGAGAAAACTACTGAAGGCATTGTCAACTTCCTTGATAAGGTCTGTCAGGTGGAATTTGAAAAGTATATTGAAAGTTCTTACCAAGAATTGGCGGACTACGTAAATGCTTATGACCAGAAGATGTTTATGAAGCGTGAATGTATCGCTGAACGTGGTATTTGGACTGCTAAGAAGAGATACATTCTTAGTGTATGGGACAGTGAGGGTGTTCGTTATAATGAACCCAAACTCAAGATTAAGGGAATTGAAGCAATTAAGTCATCGACGCCAGCACCTTGCCGTAAGATGTTAAAAGAATCCTTCAATATTCTTATGAGTGGAAGTGAAGATGGTATGATTAAGTTTATCGATGAATGTAGAAATAAGTTTAAAAAGATGGCACCTGAGGAAATTTCATTTCCACGCTCTGCTTCTGATGTTCAAAAATATACATCTTCTTCTGACATTTATATTAAAGGGACTCCAATTCACGTTCGTGGAGCACTACTTTTTAATCATTATGTGAAACAAAATAAACTTACTGCAAAATATTCTCTTATACAAAACGGAGAAAAAATCAAGTTTGTTTATCTCAAAAAACCAAATACTATTCACGAAAATGTAATCTCATTCATTCAAGAGTTTCCTAAGGAACTTAATCTTGACAAATACATTGATTATGAACTACAATTTGAGAAAGCATTTCTAGAACCACTTAAAACTATTCTTGATATTATTGGGTGGAATGTAGAAAAAACCGCAAACCTTGATTCCTTTTTTGCCTAATGGATTTTTTAAAAGATATTGTAAAAGAAATTGGTGATGAATACACCAAACTTGCATCAGATATTGATGAAACTGAGACTTATGTCGATACCGGCAGTTATATTTTTAACGCATTGGTTTCAGGTAGCATATTTGGTGGTGTATCTGGGAATAAGATTACTGCTATTGCTGGAGAGTCTTCTACTGGAAAGACTTTTTTCTCTCTCGCAGTGGTTAAGAATTTTCTTGATACTAATCCCGATGGTTACTGTCTCTACTTTGACACTGAGGCTGCTATCACTAAATCACTTGTAGAGTCTCGTGGAATTGATACTTCTCGTTTGGTTGTTGTTAACGTTGTTACTGTGGAAGAGTTTCGTGGAAAGGCACTCAAAGCAGTAGATATATATCTTAAGAAACCTCAAGAAGAACGCAAACCTTGTATGTTTGTGCTAGACTCTTTAGGTATGCTTTCAACTGAGAAAGAAATTACTGATGCACTCAATGATAAACAAGTTCGTGATATGACTAAATCACAACTTGTGAAAGGTGCCTTCCGTATGCTTACTCTCAAGTTGGGTCAAGCAAATATTCCAATGTTAGTAACTAATCATGTATATCAAGTCATTGGTTCATATGTTCCTTCACAGGAAATGGGTGGAGGTAGTGGACTCAAATATGCAGCGTCTACAATCATTTATCTCAGCAAAAAGAAAGAAAAAGATGGAACAGAAGTGGTCGGAAATATTATCAAGGCTAAGACTGCTAAATCGCGTTTGAGTAAAGAGAATAAAGATGTTGAGATTCGTCTTTATTATGATGAGCGTGGTCTTGATAGATATTACGGTCTTCTAGAACTTGGTGAGATTGGTGGACTCTGGAAAAATGTGGCAGGACGTTATGAAATAGATGGTAAAAAAATCTATGGTAAGCAAATTCTTGCTAACCCGGAAGAATACTTTACTGAAGAAGTAATGAAACAACTAGACGAAATCGCACGTAAGGAATTTAGTTATGGAGAAGGTTGAGTTTCTAATTCTTAGAAACCTTTTATATAATGAGGAATATATTAGAAAAGTTATACCATTCTTAAAATCAGAATATTTTGAAGACCAAAATCAAAAAATTGTTTTTGAAGAAATATTGTCTTTTATTCAACAATACAATCAACCTACGACTAAAGAAGTTCTTTGTATTGAAATAGAAAAAAGAAAAGATATTAATGAACAGTCTTTTAAAGAGATTGTTCATCTGATTTCTTGTCTAGATGATGTTCCAGTTGAGTTTAATTGGTTAGTCTCTACAACTGAAAAATGGTGTAGAGATCGTGCCATTTATTTGGCACTTATGGAATCCATTCATATTGCAGATGGAAAGAATGAAAAAAAGAATCGTGACGCAATTCCCAGTATTCTTTCTGATGCTCTTGCAGTAAGTTTTGATAACCATATTGGACACGATTACTTACTTGATTATGAACAAAGATATGAATCGTATCACAAAAAGGAGGATAAAATTGAATTTGATCTTGAATACTTTAACAAAATTACCAAAGGCGGGATCCCTAACAAAACTCTTAATATCGCTCTTGCTGGTACGGGCGTCGGGAAGTCTCTATTCATGTGCCATGTGGCTAGCTCCGTCTTGCTCCATGGGAGGAACGTTCTCTATATTACAATGGAGATGGCAGAAGAACGCATTGCTGAAAGAATTGATGCGAACCTCTTGAATGTTCCTATTCAGGATATTGCAGATCTTCCCAAATCAATGTTTGAAACTAAGGTTACTAACCTTGCAAAGAAGACTCAAGGATCTCTTATAATTAAGGAATATCCCACTGCCTCTGCTCATGCTGGACACTTTAAGTCACTTCTTAATGAACTTTCACTTAAGAAGTCATTTAGACCTGATATTATTTTTATTGATTACCTTAATATTTGTGCTTCCTCTAGGTATAAAGGAAATCTTTCTGTCAATTCTTATAGTTATATCAAAGCAATTGCAGAGGAACTTAGAGGACTTGCCGTTGAGTTTAATGTCCCGATTGTCTCCGCTACTCAGACCACCCGCAGTGGTTATGGTAGTTCTGATGTTGAACTTACTGATACTAGTGAATCCTTTGGTCTCCCTGCTACTGCTGATCTTATGTTTGCCCTTATTAGTACAGAAGAGCTTGAAGGGTTGGGACAGATACTTGTAAAACAACTTAAGAATCGTTATAATGATCCTACAATTCATAAGAGATTTGTTCTTGGAATTGATCGTGCTAAAATGAGATTGTATGATTGTGAACAATCTGCACAAGAAGATTTACTTGACTCTGGAAGAGAAGAAGAGTATGATTATGAAGAAAAGAAACCTAAAAAATCATTTGAGGGATTTAAATTTTAAATATGACACAAGTTATTGACACTAATAAGTATATTGAATTCGTTCGTCAAACTACAAGTCCTGCAAGTAGTGATCTAGCGCAACTTCTTGCTCGTATCACTGAACTTGAAGCGACTACAGATGCTGATGTTCCTCGCCTTCTGACTGCTGCTCTAGGTATGAGTGCAGAAGCAGGTGAGTTCACTGAAGTTGTGAAAAAGATTGTACTTCAGGGTAAACCCTATACTGAAGAAAATGCTTTTCATCTGAAGCGTGAACTTGGAGATATTTGTTGGTATCTTTCCCAGGCATTTATGTCTCTTGATACTAACTTTGAAGAGATTCTTCAAATGAACTATGAGAAATTGAGTGCAAGATACCCGGAAGGAACATTTGATGTTTATCGCTCCGAAAATCGTGTAGATGGAGATCTGTGACTAAAGAAAATCAAGTAACAATTAAAATGGATATTCGTAGTGCAGCAGCAGTTCGTCAAGTTCTTTTTGATGCACAAAAAGGTTACACTTATGATGAAGTAAGTGTTCCTCCTCGTATTACTGATATTCGGGCAGTTATTCAGGACATTGATTCTAATTTGGAAAAAGTACTTGGCGAATAATAAATATCTAAAAAACGACAATGTACTTTTCTGAGTGGAGAAAACTTCAAATGGGCAGAGAGATGTTTAACATTTCTCTGTCTTTTGTTGCAGAAGGGATATCTAGAGAACACTTTGAAAAAATAGTTTATAGTTTTCTTCCCTTTGTAAAAAAAGAATTGAATATAAAGGAACTTCCAAAAATTCATTTTGTTGACGACCCAAAGTTTGCAAAAAGAATCGCAGCATTCGGTCAGATTAAAGATAATCGTATCGTCATTGATATACAGGGTCGTCAGACGATGGATATCTTAAGAACCTTAGCGCAC